AATCCTCCCCATGCGAATGGGGAGGAATCCTTTCAGGGCGAGAGCCCCAATCTGAAGTTACCTAAGTTCGTTAAGGAGGAGTTTTATGAATGTTCTTACTGGCTCACCCAGAGTCAAAGAACGCTCAACACCCGATGTGTTGGTCTCAGATTCGTATAGTGACGTCTATAACGGCGCCCACATACTTCAATCCCATAATTTTAATGGGGTTTATACTGAGGCAACCAACGGGGAGCGTATAGTGTACACTACTCAGCGCTATAACCAACGCGCTAAGTCTAATATGTGTAACCATACGAAAACTCAATTTTCCTACACAGGCGGCAGCTTGGCAGCACATTTATCAAATGTGTCTCCAGCTGGATGGACCACGGAATACCGTGGCCATCACGCAAACGCTTGTGGGGCCTTAACTTCCGTACTCAACGCCGTTGAAACTCAATTGGTTCGTACCAAAGGAGGAGTACTCGGCTTTGAGGGACAGACTGCAATTAATGCAGCCTGGGATAGGCTTCGGCCAGACCTAAGAACAGTTTCTGTCCCTAATTTCCTTGCGGATATTAAGGATTTGCAGAGGCTGTTCCAAGTATGGAAGAAGAACTTAAGTATCGCTAAGAACGTAGCTGGAGCACATCTCAATCTCAAGTTCGGTTGGAAGCCTACTGTAGGCGACCTTCAGAACATGATTGAGGGTGTCACTAAGTTGCGGGCTAAGTTAGCGGCGTTTAAGTCTACCCTTGGTAGAACCATTCAGGATTCTACTGGGGTAGCTTTAAACCTCCCGTCTTCAGCGTCTGGCACCATTGTATACCCATCAGGCGGTCATACCGTCAGCTACTCCGCTATTTGCACCCGAAAGTGCGTAGCTTACATAGCTTGGCAGTCACAACCTTTGGCTGTTATGGGTCCAATGGACGAAGTCTTGAGGGGTCTTTTGGACTCTCTAGGCTTCGAACTTAATCCTCGCATAATCTGGGATGCGGTTCCATTTACCTTCGTCATTGATTGGTTCTTTGGCGTTGGTTCATGGTTGGACCGCTACCGAGTTGATGCTTTGGAACTGCCAGTCTCCCTTGCTGATTCTTTTCTTCAGTATGAGGAGAACTTGACTATCGAGTGGACGTGGTTGCGTGCCGATGACGGCACGTACACTTCTCGTCCCCAGTCCGGCGCAGCGGTTTATCGACGGAAATTTTTCCATCGCGAACCTCTCTATCCTGATTACGCCACTTTGACGGGATTAGGATGGAAATTGCCGAAACTGAATCAAGCCTTGCTCGGTTTGAGCTTGGCTACCGTTCTTCGGAAGGGCAAGTAGCTTTTCCGTAGACCTTTTTAATGTCCAATTTTCCCTCTAAAGAGGGGGGAGCATCTAAATGTCCCTAACAAATCCACTCACACTTTCCGATGATTGTGCAACAGATGTCGACACGAACACTAAATCTTATGTGCTTCGTGCAGGCGATCTGGGCCGATCGGAGTACTCGGTAGCGGGGCTTACCTCGCCTATCAAGCAAACTCTATCCGTGTCTCACGACGCGGGGAAAGACGGTACGGAGCGGCACCTTGTGCGCCTCGATCGAACTCTCGTCGACGCGTTTGGTATCGCGGCAACGATTTCCACTTATGTGGTTATTGTTCGCCCACCTAATACAGCGTTAACTAATGCAACGATCCTTGCCTTGATCAATAATCTCGTTGATTTTTTGATTGAGGGTGGATCCAATGCAAATGTGACCGCCATCCTGAACGGCGAGGTTTAATCCTTGTTTTCAGGTTAAGTTAGCGGCCATTACTTTGCGCTGTTAGGTGTGAGGTTTTGGATTAATTGGGGCTCGTTAGGGATGCTTTCCGGAGGTGTCCATGTTAAATGGTAGCCTGAAAAGCCTTCGTCCTTTGTGGACGAACCTAGCGAATAACCAACGCTACAAACCTTTTGTTAGTAGTCTTGATCTTGAGACTTTTGGCAGACGGTTTGATTCAGAGGGCTTGACATTCATTACTGTTGTGCTTCCCCGTATTGGGCAAGCACTTGATAGTTACCATTCCACATCGGAATGGTGCCCACCCGAAGGGTTTGAAACCTTTGAGTGGCCCTTGAAGACTTGGTTGCCTGATGGAACTCAACAGAGTTCCTTCATCAGAATACCACTTTTTCTTCAAGGTGCTATGATCGCAGCTTTGAATGGCAACTCTTTAGCCGTAGATTGTGTGCGTCAGCTGACGCTCATCTTCTATAAACTGGAGGTTGACTATGGTGCAGATAAGGAGGTACAATTCCTTGACAATTTTAGAAAAGTTGACTTGGAGTTGTTTTCTGTCTTTGACGGTGGGAACTCTTTCAGAGATCTCATTGTTGAGCAGGCTAGGAAATATATCGGGAGGGTCCTTGTTAATTCGGATCCTCTCGATATCGTTCCTTCTCACGGCAGCGGTTCAACTGCTTGCCGTACTCCTAATTGGGAAAAACACCATCGTTCTCTCATTTTTTATGAGAAGCTCGACTCTGTTTACCCTTATTCTGACTACTTCTTTTACAATTATACTCATCTTTCTGATGAGTATGATCGACTGAAAAGTAGTGAACCACGGTCTGTCCCTCAAGCGCGAGTTGTACTCGTGCCTAAGGACTCTCGAGGTCCTAGAGTGATATCATGTGAGCCTGCTGAACTTATGTTCATTCAGCAGGGGATCATGCGTAAACTCTATCAGATCCTTGAGACCAATGATCTCACTTCTGGTTACGTTAACTTTAACGACCAGACGGTGAATCGGGAGTTGGCCTGTCTGTCATCGAAAGGTGAGAGAAGACTAGCGACGATCGATTTATCGGACGCATCTGATCGTGTTTCCCTTGAACTTGTTAAGCGGGTTTTCCCCGCCAACTGGTTTAGGGCCCTCGAAGCTTGTCGCTCCGAGGAGACGATCCTGCCAAATGGTGAGATTATGAAGCTAAACAAGTTTGCCCCTATGGGTAGTTCTTGTTGCTTCCCGGTTGAAGCGCTTGTCTTTTGGGCATGCGCGCAGGCAGCTATCCATACATTAGGCACGTCGAGAGACGTTTCCGACGTGTATGTTTATGGTGATGATATCGTGATAGACTCGAATTTTTTCGAGGTTGTCACGAGAGGACTTGAGTCAGTTGGCCTTAAAGTCAACAAAAACAAGTCCTATTGGAGAGGTCCCTTTCGTGAGTCTTGCGGTGGTGATTACCATTTTGGAATGGATGTCACCCCTGTTCGAGTGCGCAAGTACTTCTCTAAATCACGTACCTCTGTTGTAACTAACGCGGATTTGTGCAACAATTTTGTTGCCAAGTACGGGTACTTAGACTCACTCTCGCTCATCTCAGTTATTGAGGAGGAGAGTGAATTTATTTACCCCAGGAGTGAGTTGCAGCTTCCAGCTGCAATTCGAATTATTCCTGGTGCTAGTAATGATGTTTTCTTTCGTCGTCGATTTAACCATAATCTTCAACGATGGGAATACCGCATTTTGACATGTATCTCTGAATCAAAACAGAGGCAACCTCCCAATTGGGAGGAGCTGTTTAGAAAACAGCTTTGTCTTAACCGGTTTACTAACAACGCACCTCGTAAAGAGGATCCCTTTTCATATGGTAATCAAGTTTCTGTACTTGATTCACAATGTGATCCGGGCTGGTACACTGATCCCCATTCAGTCATAACCAAATGGGTTTGGACGTGGCTTGGTTAAGCACACGTTGG